CGTAGGTCCTTACGCTTTTCATACTTGACATATAGTTCTTCAAACCGTGGAGTGTCTTTGTAAAATGCTTCGTACAGGTCAGGCACTTCGTTGGGATCAAAGAATGTTATATCTTCTCGATTCTTGAATCGTCTCCAGAAGAAAGCACTAAGCACAACCCCATAATCCATATGACGGACTCGGGTTTCTTCTGTTCCTTGGTTGTTCTTGAGCACAATAAGATCATCAAACTGATGATGCCAAATAGGATAAAAAACAGTAGCACTTGCATTACGAATACCTCCTTGACTACAACTTCTAAGGTCACCAAACCATTTTTTCAAGAATGGAATCATACCAGTGTGCATGATCTCACCGCCACGGATAGGACTGCCCAATGGGCGTAGTCGTCCAATCTCCAAGCCAATGCCGGCTCGCTTACTAGCATACTTGGCCATCATCTCACCACTAGCAAAGATACTGTCTAAGTCATCGTCTGATCGAATAAGCACACAACTGCTGAACTGTTTAGTAGGAGTACCCAGGCCAGCCAACACAGGTGTGGCGAGAGTGAACAAGCCATCGCTGGCACAGTTATAATATTCTTTGATATATCGCATCCTGGCGCTGTTGGGTTCTTCTCGATGAAATACTGTAGCGGCCGCAACCATGTATCTGACCTGTGGTGTTTCATAAATTTCTTTTGTGGCTCTGTTTTTAACAAGATACTTTTCAATCAACTGTTCAATGGCCGCATACGAATACAGTTCGTCACGGTCATGATCGATTACGTCGTTCATGCGATTCCAGTCATCTTCCGTGTACCATTCTAGCAACTCAGGTGTATACAGTCCAGTGGCCACGTTGCGTTTGATTATTTCATACAGGTGGGGAGGATCATATGATCCATAAACGTCTTTCCTCAACATGCTGAGTCTCTGCTTGCCAGCCACGTACTGATAGTTGGTGTGTCCCACTTCTGGGTTGGTTTCCACATCGATCAGATCCACAATAGATCTCAATGTGATGCCGTCAATTTCTTTTGTGGTGATACCATCGTAAAAATGCAACTGGCTCTTGATCTCAATCATGCTCTGACTGACATCCGCAATACCGCTACAAACTTTAGCTATCTGTGCCTGCCATTTTTCTAGATCCAGTGACTCTCTGCGGCCACTTCTTTTGACTACTATAATTTGGGTCATTCCTACCTTCGTTTTCTAATTGTACTGCTGTTTTATTTGGCTCTGCGACAACTGCCGACAGATTTGTATTGCCAGGCTGGTATTTACAACAGTATCAGGGCTCCAATTAAGTATATATTTTGATTTGTCGACCACGACTAAATTATGTCCGTCCTGGGTCAAAACCAAGGTTGCATCCGTCAAATCTGCACGGTCCAGCAAACTTATAGTATACAGGATTCCCAAGGCTCTTGCAAGATCACAATAGACATTGTCGTTCAAAAGTTGCCAGGGATCTGGCCATGCGGGTTGATCGTCCCAGTGTAGGTAATAGGGTTGCCAAGGAGTTGAGAACCACCATGAGTTAATGGCAGGTAATATAGATTCAACTGAAAGAGCATGACATTGTTGTCGCAAGCTGTACCAGCTTTCTAGCCGGCCAGCAAAGGTAAGGGGCCACATCAGGCTGAAACTGTGATGAGATAATTGAATTGGGCATTGAACCCGGTAGAAGAACTGATGTATTGTAATTCGATTTGTCCTCCAGAATAGACTACACTAAAAGTTATACCGGTCGCACCATATTCTGCTGGAGTATTTTCCTCAAGGTCGGATCCTGCAATTTGAATAACGCCAGCGCGATAATCGCCGTTTCTAGCAATAGTATAAGAAAACACCACAGCACCTGCTGCTATTCTAATTGCGGTAGTTGGCACAGATGTATTATCAATCAACGTCACTGTGGTTGGAACTGGGGTTAGATCACTAAATTCAGTAAGAATCTCAGTGTTACCAATAGCAGGTGCACCGTCTTCAATGGTACCATTACCAATGTATAATTGACGAGTATCAGTGCTCCAGCCAAATTCGGCACCGGCTAACTGCGGTAAATTTGAGTTGTATCCTTTACGATTGGTGATCTGACTGATCTGTACAATAGCCATTTGTTATCCTTTTGTGTCTATGGTGTATTTAGCAGATAATACTGCTCTACACGTTGCCACCATTGCTGGCGATACTGCTCAAATTCTGCACCTGATATCACAAATTCTTGGTATTCGGGTCGCCCAACAATGTTTCCAGAGTCGTCCATTTCAGGTTTGACACACATTAACACCACACCTTTTCGAATCTCAGTGCCATGCACTTCATTGTGTGCTTCAGCATAGGCACATAATTGCAAGAAATAATCATCAATCCAGTCGCGCCGTTTGGGCTTATTGGTCTGCTTGTAGTCCAAGATACTTTGTTCATTTAAATGCACACCAGCGGCGTCGGTGGTTCCTGCATAGATTCCAGGAAAGTATAAAGGAACTTCATATCCCCAAAACTCTGTGACGTTACACAAGCCATGATCAATCACAGTCTGCGCCATGATATGGCTTTGTTTACTATACGGGTTACTACCAGCGTCGGCAATCTGTCCAGTTTTTGTATAGTCTTCAAGATACTTGTGCATTCTAGTGCCGCGGTTGGCAGCTTCTGTGGTGATGGCCTGTGCCTGTACATGTCCCACTCGGTTACGCCAGTTCTGCAGAGCCTGCTTTTTTTCTTCAGGCTTGGTAGCTTCCAGGATTGTGGTCACGCTGGGTAATTTACGACCATCTGGTGTGGCATACAGTCTGCGTCCGTCTACGGTTTCCCTGGGTATGGGTTGATAATTAAATCGGGGGTTATACATTTTTATGTTTTATCCAATCGTAAAGATAGTCGGCAATCAATTGATGACCATGACTGTTTGGGTGACGACATGGCAAAAAATATTTACTATGTACCTTTTGCATTGCCAAATATTCATCTTGATTATATCCTAAAATTTGAGTACATGTTTTAGGATATATTTTTTGTTTTTCAATGCCTGGCCAGTCAAATTTCATCTCAATCCAGCCTGAAATATAAAAATCTTGTATACCCACCTGAGAACAAACTTGTTGTAATGCTAACATAGTCCGGCAAACATTAAATTCATCCATTGGAGCCGTGGACAAGTATTTGTAGTAAATTTCTGTTATATTTTTAACACGGTCAGGAGAATCTGGTGGTGGCGGAGTGTTAAAATCAATTATACTTTTGTTATAATCAACTAACAAAGACCTGCCAGGCGTAGTTATAAAAAAAATAGCTATATGATTTTTTACAGTTGCATGACAAGAAATGTAATCAAAAAGTTGCGGTAATAATCTGCTTACACTTGATCTTGGTATGGATCCATTATAAAAATTTTTTATTTGTAACCGATCACACAGCAAGGCACCGTATGGCTTTTCATCCTTTGGCCAAAGTCCAACTCCAGCTGGCCAACTATCACCAAAGGTGGCTAAATGATCGCTGTTTATCAAATTCTAAAACTTTCTCCGCATCCACAGCGGTCTTTTTCTTGAGGGTTGACAAATTCAAAGCCTTCGTTTAGGCCTGCACGAACATAGTCTACCAACAGTTCATCCAGGATAGGAAAGTCTTTGGGATCTACTACAATTTTAAAACCATCCGATTCAAACACTAGATCAGATTCTGTCGTGCCATCTACATATTCTAACACATAGGCCAGGCCTGAGCAACCGGTAGTTCTTACTCCCAGTCTTATGCCAATACCGCGGCCTCTACGATCAAGACTGGTGGAAATTTTGCCTGCGGCTTTGGGGGTGACGTGGATCAATGTTTTTCTCTGTAGTCTGCGATAGCAGCCTTTATAGCGTCTTCCGCCAGGATGCTACAATGGATCTTGACAGGTGGTAGTGCAAGTTCCTGGGCGATCTGACTGTTCTTGATCGTGCCCGCCTCATCCAGAGTTTTGCCTTTAACCCACTCGGTGACAAGCGAACTCGATGCGATCGCCGAACCACAACCATACGTTTTAAATTTTGCATCTGTGATAATTCCATCTTGAACCTTGATCTGTAGTTTCATTACATCACCGCAAGCAGGAGCACCAACCATGCCGGTGCCAATGTCCAAGTCGTTGGCATCAAACTTGCCCACGTTGCGAGGATTTTCGTAGTGATCTAATACTTTATCTGAATATGCCATTTTGTGTTTTCCTAATTTGGAACTAGAACTAGTCTATAACAGTTACAGTTAGCATCTAGTATTTGCTCTTGATGATATCCATTGGGTGCCAACGGCGGTGCCAATGGTTGCACATAAACTGGTTGTGGTGCCACATACACGTACGGAGGGTTGTGATGTGGTCTAGATAATTCGTAACCAATGACACCACCAATAATGGCCGGTGCTACCCAGTAACTTCGATATGGATGCGGGCTGTGATGCCAGGGGCCAGCCTGTACTGCGGTGGCAAATACGGCAAGAACAACAAGTAATTTTTTCATAATCAACTCCTTTTTACAAGTATACGATACTTATGCTACGAAGTCAATGATTTAGGTGCGGCGATTCAGGGCCGCTTTGGCGTTTTTGTCTACAATGGCTCTAGCTTGATCAACTGGCATGCCAGTATCACCTTCGGTGTTGCCACGGAATCTGACTACACCACTGTTTGGATCAAACGGTTCAAGGATATCTTTGAGCGGGTCTCGTGCGATATACTCGGGCAAGTTTTGTGGATTCACTTCAATGCCAAGACTTCGAGCTGCCTGCATGAAAGCATCTGTGCTGATTTCTTTTCGAGCATTTTCATCATCGGCCCGGCCGGCTAAAAACTGACTCAAGGCCAATAATTTTTGTGCGCTGGGATCAGCTGACTCACAAATTTCACTGAAACGCATTATCTGCGACCACGGCCTAACGCAGCAGGAGGTGTTTTCATGTTGGCATCAATATCAAGATCAGCTTCAAGATCATCAGCTGGCATTTCAGCATCCATCTCTGGAGCGGCCATTTGACCATCGTCCGGTAATCCAGCGCCACCTAGTGCATCCATGGCGGGAGGAACAGCGCCACCTTGGCCAGTTACTACACCAAGAGCCTGTTCTAGTTGTTGCTTGCTGGCTTGTAAATTTTGTACTAGCCCGCCCAATGCCGCATTGGCATCAGTGTTGAATTGTACCGACTGCTCAACACCAACTTCGTTTTTGACTTGATCACATAATGCAGGTAAATCTTTAAACTGCATACTGGTCACATCTTCCAACATCTTTTGAACACGATCAACCATGTCCTGGGCAGCCAATACTACCTGTGCCTGTTGAATTTCACTTTCTTGCAAACGACGATACAAACGATTGTGCTTGCGATTTTCCATTGCAGGAGCAACCATGGCAGCAGGACTGTTCATAGCCTGCTGGAGAGCGGTTTTTTGTTTGTTCATTTCTTCTATCTGCTTTGTAATCGCTGCAATCTGATCGGTCAATGCTTTTTTACGTTCTTGTTGGGCCTGTGCTGGATTAACAGGTGTAGTTGACCCTGAAGTGGCAGGAGCAATTGTACCGGCTTGCATTGGCATGACATCTTCGTGCATCTTCTTGGTCAGCACTTGCTCAAGCATGATCAATTTTAAATAGGTGGGATTTTTTTCACTGTTATGAAATTCTGGAGTCTTGCGATGTTCTTGCACCAGGCCACGCACACGACCAAGTAGATCGCGAGTCTGTCTACGGCTGATAGTACTAAGGCGTATACGACCACCAAAATAACTTTCAAATACCTTAGCGGCTTGTTTTGTTGGGCTTGCGGCCAGTTCTTGCAGTTTCATTGTCTAATCCTCGTTGTTGATAATATTTAGCCTGATTGACACAATTGGCCAATTGAAGTTCAAGTTGCTTTTTCAGTATTATCTTGCCTTCCAGCTTGATTTCAATGTCTTCACGGAATTGGGGTCGAGTGCTACGATCACCTATAGCGGCTCTTACGGCTATGTCGTTGGTGATATGTCCCAATTTTTGATCCAATCTATGTAAATCACGTGCCAGTGCATATGATTTGTTTTTGTCGGCTATACACCAACTTAGTGCATTACGAGTATTAGTAAACACACCCACATCAGTTGCTGCGCACGACACGTGGTATCCGTCGGATCCAGGTCGTATAACATAACGCCCAAATGCTTCATATTCACCATTGTCATTTTGGAAAATCATCTGGTCCATCAAGACACGGAATTCCTGTCGGAAAATCCGGTCAAATTCCTGTTCTGTATTCATTTAATAACGTAGGTTGCCACAAGCCAAGCTATGGTTCCAATCAAGGTACCAATGATACCAACACCCCAGGCAATCATTCTGTCGGTGGATTTTTCATGCAGGCTGTTTATGGTGATTTTGACTTCTTGTAGCATTTCGCAAAGATGTGAGATATTTGTGCCCATGGCCACCATCTTGTCTTCTAGTGCATTGTATCTTTCGGCGCATAATTCAACGTGCGCTTCCAGGCTCTTTTTTTCAATTTCTGTTGTTCCACTCATGATTTTTCCCAGTTCATTTATTTACCGTGATTGGACTAAACCAAATGTTTTGTCTGGGCCCAGAAGTCACAACCACGGACGCTAGTTCTCTACGGTTGTCAAGATCTGTCAGCATGGGCACACCGTCTGCATCGCTATACAACACGGCCACTGGGTCAGCATCAGTGCCGTATGCTCCCGGAGTTTCAGTTTCAAATTCAAAACTCCAACTGGATCCTTCGCGCTCGGGCACAGTTGACTCGACCTGTGTTCGCATGCCAATGATTTGATTTACAGTTTCCCAGTTGCGTTGTTGATTCCTGGATCTGTTCCAATCTGCAACATCTTGAATGGTATTGCCAGCACGATCTTCAAAAGGCACTCGCGACAATTTAAAGTATCCAGTGACACCAGTGGCGGTAATATCAAACAAAGTGGTGCAGGAGAATCTCATTGATTAGTAGTTAGCATCGAGCGTGTATTTAATGCCAAAGAAAAACCCCAGGTTTTTAATCTGGGGTTGATCAACGACGAAAGTCGTGCTACTGACTCGATTAAGAGTAGTATGTACCTTGAGTGACGAATGTTGCTCGTGCAAACACGTTAGCAGTTGGAATACCAATAGTTGCTGTGTTAGCTGTTTGAGCAGCAGCAACTAAAGTAGCTGTGTCATAAGCAGCAACAGGATACAATGCAATAGCGATGTTTGCGTTTTGTGCACCACCAACTTGATACATTGCAACTGTTGAAGTCTGTTGAATTGCTTGTAGAACGTTAGAAACAAAGTTAGAACCACTAGCAATTCCACCTTGACCAGTTAAAGCAGCGTTAGCCACCACTGTGAAAAAGTCTAATTTAGGACCTTGGAAGTTGGTAACTGCGGCGTTAGCCACGTTAGATGATTGTGCTGGTGTACCATTAAGTACGTCTGTTGCGAATACCGGTTGTGCGCCACCGGAAACTACGGTTATATATGCCATTTTAAATCTCCTTTATGTATGGACTCAGAGGTCCTACTATTATTTATGATCTGGAGTAAAAAATCAAGTTTTGGGTTGTTGATCTGGATTGTTTTTGGCACGATTGGCGCTGGTAAATCCACCTGCTAGACGGTTCACAGCCTTGGAGATACCAGCCGGAGTTGCCATTACCCAGCCTTCTTGCCCGGGATGTTGTAGATCCAGCTGTCGTAGTATGTCCATCTTGATGTCGTGTAGCAAGCCCCAGGCTTCAAATGCCGCGGCCATGCCTTCCAGATTGCTACGTGGGCTTTGTAGGTATTCTACTATGTTGGCAAACTTTCTTGGACTCTGTGTGCTTTCGAGCCAAGGTCCAAAGCCGGCAATCAAGTTGTCAAAGTCAGTGCCTACTCTGCTATTAATATAATCAATGCACAGTTTAGGCAAGTCGGTGATTTGCAAGGCTCGCAGTTCTGCTGGATTGAATAGGCCATCTATGGCCGACCCTGATGTTTTGTATACGTCTCTTAGGGCTTGTACCAAGTTCTTATTGGGCCGCACATTTTCTTTGGCATACACAGGTTCTAGTAACAACAATCCTGGAACACGTTTGAAATCAATGTTACCGATTGATTCTTTTGGCGCACCCGGTTCAGCGTACTTGGTATGCATGGCAATGCCAACTTCGCTATTGCCGATACGTTTTCCAACGTCACTGGCGATAGGAATCCTGTAGGTAATAGCATTGGGAGTAAACACAAAATTGCCAGCATCTTCTGGAGGACGATCAGTGTATAACAAATCACCTTGTACATAGCCACGGAATGTCTTGGGCAATGCGGCACTTAATAAAGGCCATAATTTTTCATATATGGGACCAAGATACTCAACTCGCCCGGCTGGCTTGCCTTTGGCGGCTGCATCTTGATCGCGTTGTGCTAATAGTCCAATTGCTTGCCGTGGGCTGGTAAACAGGCCATTGTAACCTTTGGCGCCAAAGCCAGACACATCAGTTAGGACAAAAGTTCCGTCTGGATCACGTCCAAATACCAGGGCTGGCTTGCCATCCCACTTGACTGTGGTAGTGGCACCAGTGTTCTCTGCTGTGTTCTTTACTATGTCCATGGCCTTTTTAATACCTGCGCTACCGTTACGGAACACATAGTCTTCTAGATGTTCAATGCCCTTGGCACGACCACCTTGTACTTCAGCTTCTACTATGACCTGCATGCCTTGATTGACTATGCGATCTCGCAGTCGGGCCAGGAAGTTTACTTCGTTGTATTCTTGATAAGGATTGACCACGGCACTTTCCATGAATGGAATGCCTTCACGTTCCATGTGTGCTCGAAAGTCAGCTAGTTTGGCGTCACGTTTGGGATCTGTGCTTATGGCCTGTAGTATGCTTTCTACACTGGCTAGATCTTGGCGTGTAGCAGTTTTGTTTAGGAGTAATTTGGCAACTCGATCTGGATCATCAGTGATTAGTTTGTTTGTGGCTCTATCAGCAATACCAGCCACTTGATTCAGTTTGTAACCCATACTCTTGGCAAGACTGTTCATTAACACATTACGTTCGCGGCCTTTGAACTTGCTGTCTGCTGGCATGGCTCCTAGCACAAACTTTGACCAAGGCACATTGTTCATCAGCATAAAATCAGTTTGCACATACCCAAGATCAGGTCTTCCTGTGATGGGTGTTTTAAAATGTACTGCTGTGCCTGACTTCTTGACCCATTCCTGTGGCTTGAAGCCGTGGCTGATGGCCCATTGTTCCAGTCTGTGTTGCAGTTGTTCTTTGGAGACCCGGTTGGCATCCACGGCGATATCTAGATCACCCGACGTGTCTTTGATACCAGTACTACCTAGTGTATTGTTCAGTAGATCCAAGCCTGGGACCAGTTGTTCTAACCAGGCCAGAGTAGGTTTGACATCGGCTTGATTGATACGCTGTGTGAGCGCACGCCCGTCGGCATCTTTGAATACATTGCCACCTTCAAAAATGTTCATTATCTTGATCTCATTGCTTGTATTATTAGCTTGTCCCAGAAGTCGTTTCCAGTTTTTTGGGGATCAGGTCCACCAGCTTGATCAGCCAAGGCACCCAAGTTCCGTAACTGGGTTGTAGTCAATCCGGTCTGGACCGGTTGACCTGGTTGACCTGGTTGACCTGGTTGACCTCGTCGAGCCTGATAACGTAAATTGTTTCCGCCACTGGTGCGCCGATCCCAATCAATCACATGATTGGCTGCAGTGGCCAATGCAAAAATATCGTGTAGGGATTTTTGCTGGGCTGGAATATCTCCATTCAAACTGACCACTTGATTTATTAATTTTTCTATTCTGAGTTTTAGTTCAGGAACACCGGCTTCCACTGTTTTTAAATCAATGGTGCCCAGTTGGCTGTCGATCCATGTCCTTATATCCTTGGATAAATTTAAATTAGCTTTAGCTACATCAGGCGAGACAGGCGAGAGTTGTCCTGCCATGTTAGAAAATGCCTGTGCGCCATCTTCCTTAATTCCTTTTCTAGCAGCAGATTTAATTGCCAGCTTGTCTGAAGCGGTTTGCTGGAACGCTGGCTTGGCTTTTGCGGCATCAGCGGCAGTTTTAATTTGTGCATCTTCTGCATTCTTGGCGGCATTTGCTTGTTGCGTAGCGGCCATTTGCTGTTGTGCCTGTTTTTGGCCCGCTTGTCCAGCAACCTGTTTAATTGCTGTATTTTTCTTTAATTGGTCCAGGTCCAACGATTGACCTTGTGTTGTCGGGATTGCTGGTTGTACAGTTGGTTGTACAGTTGGTTGTACAGTTGGTTGTACAGTTGGTTGTACAGTTGGTTTGGCTGTATGGCGAACGGTTCGCGCAGTTGTAGTTGCTACCCCTCCGGTACTGGTAGGCGTGTTTCCGGGTGTTCGTTTGCTTGCAAGAGTTTTTGCTTCCTCAGGCCATTTGGCAACTATGCCGTCAATCCACTGTTTAGCGACTGGATTTACTTTTAATTTAGCCAAGGCTGAGTCCAGGGTGGGTTTTTTATCTAGTCCGTCTTTTTTGCCTTGTGCTATAGCTTTTGCGGCATAATCTTGATATCTGGCCTGTTGGGCTTCTTGATCGGCCTTTTGATTTATTAAACTTTTGCCGCCAGTCTTCCATGCTGATTTGGCCTGTGCGAACACACTGTCAGGACCAACCCAGTCAACTTCATCTAGTCGGGTTTTTTTGGGCTGGGTTAGTTCATGAATTTGCATCAGTTCGTCTCACTGTTCTTGTAAACTTGGCAGGATCTCTTAGTTTGATAGCATTGATCAATTTACGCTGTAGGTTTTCAGCCTGTTCTGCTGTGTAACTTGAATCTATTTGCTCAAGCAGGCGTATGGCGCTGGCAATGATGTTTGCGGCACGATTTTCGATAACATGACGCTGATCACGCTCGGCGTATAGTGTTTCTAATTCTTCGAGAATGCTACGGGTTTTCTTTTGCATACGGGTCAGGACCTTTGTATTATTTATTGTTTTTGTCCACATATATCATCACAAATAACCAAACGGCCGTGCTTGTATTTGTCAATGGCCCAACTCTCTTCTATAGAATTAAACCATTTTATACACTCTTCTATTGGATAGTTTAATGCATTATTTTTCACAATCAATGGTGTTAATTGGGCATTAACTGCTTCATGATATTGTCCACTACCATAGGTTTTAGGGTAAAAACCAGTCCAACAACAAGGACTAACATCACCGGTAGCAGAAATATATATTGATTTTAAAATTTTAGTTTTACAACTGATAGACTGTGCAGGCACTCGATCTATTGTAATATCTTCAAGTAAAATTTGATCTGTTTTTTTCTTGTGGAACAATATTTCAAAACTTTTTTCACCAGTATAATTTCCTAATAAATGAGTCAAATTTCCATTTTTATCAAATACTGGGGCAGTATCACGTCCTTCATTAACCATGTAAAACTGTTTGAATCCAATATCTTTACTCATTTCTTGACATTGAGAAATTTGATGTGAGTTATGATCAAACTTAATCATTTTCCAAAGTGCGTATCCGCCTGACGCAATAAATGTTTGAGCATTACGAATTACCGTCTTCCATACGGTATTTTGTCTGTATAAATGATGCGTATCTTCTAGTCCATCAAGACAAAACGATACCCGTACTGGAGTTTTTGCTAATTGTATCCAGAACCTACTATCTCTTGCACCCCCGTTGGTACTGATAGTAACCAACAATTTTGGATTTATACTAAAAAAATAATCAACAATATCTGCTCCCTCTGGGTTCATTACAATGTCGCCAAAGTTACCATTGATACGTATGCTTGTTAATTGAATTAAAAAATCTGTAGTAAAAACTTTTTTAGCGTGTTCTAATGTAAAGTTTATTTCTGGGTATCCTCCATTATAAGGATATCCCCAAAATGTTCTGGGACACCAGGGACAACTAGCATTACATAGACTAGAAATTTCTAAATGAACATCCAGAATGTCTTGATATTCTATCATGACGTTTTAATTTGTCCCAAAAGTTGTTTTAATTTAGCACTTTGTACGTCGGCTGTAATCTTACTAATTTCACCAGTGGTCTGATCTACTGTTTCTGTTGGAGTAACTCTGCTTTGTGCCTTGATACTTTCATAGATGTTGGGCTTTTTAAAGCCTCCTCCAGTCTGTTCATCTTCGCCTGGATCCGTGATACGCATGGTTTCAATGTTGTAGTCCAGGTCAATCTTCATGCCCACACCTGTACTGCTTCTTGACTTCATGCATTGTATTTGATATTTGCCACGTTCTTTCATGGCCCTGCTTGTAAAAATACCAAACACATTGTCCGCAGTATTGATCTTGCTTATACCACCTGAAATATGGCTATGATCAAACTCCACTTCCTCTACTGCACTACGATTCAACTGTGACGCAGTCACAAATAACACATTGAGTTCTTTGGCCAAGTTCCGCAGTTCTTCACTCACATACTTGTCTTTGACAAACAGATCATTTGGACTAACCTTGGCCGACACTGGCATCAGCAAGTCTAGATAATCACACATGACAAAGTCTACACGGATACCAGTCTGTACTTGCACTTCTTTTATATAACTACGGATGTCATTGATTGTGCTCTGCGCTGGTATGGCCTTGATTCTATACTGTCCAGCCTTCTTACTGACCAGTTTAACTTTCAGTTCTGTTTGGTCAATGTCCTTGCGTATTTCTTTTGTGCTCATTCCAGCCAACATGGCATCAGTCCTTAGGGCACACAGTTCTTCGCTTAATTCCAAACTGATATACACTCCACTTAGACCGGCCTGGAGCCACGATAATGCTATGTTCATCATGACCAGACTCTTGCCCGATCCCGACCCACCAGCAAAGATGTTGAGTTCTCCGCGACTGAATCCACCATACAAGATACGATCCATCTGTGGCCACCCTGTGCTGACTTGCCCACCTGAATTAAAATACCGGTCTATTCGAGCTCTTGGATCAGCCCAGTAGTCTGTGCCCATGTCCTTGGTCAAGCTGATCTGCACTGCATCTTTGATCAGTTTTTCTACCGGATCATACTCGCCTTTTTCCAGCAAGTCTGCACTCTTTAAAATTGCACGTTCTAGTTCTTGGCGTCGGGTGAATGCTTCAAACTCTTCCATGAACCAGTCAAAGTGCCCTGCGTTAAGATCAGGAATGTGTTGTAGTCGAACCCCTGTTGTTGCGCCGATCTGTTCAGCAGAAGGCAGTGTTTTATGATCATTGCTGTGCCGGGCAATGAACTCAGCCGCTGGTCTGAGACTACGATCAAAGTTTTCTGGATTATAAATGTTCTGCACACGCACATAACTCTCTGCGTCTTGCAACATCATTTCTAAGAATAGTCGTTGGACATCAAGTCCGTAATCTTTTAACAAAGTTTGTTCCTTTGCATAGTTGGTAGTAATGAGTTTTCAAAAAAATATTTGTTTCCTGCTGGACCATGGTGTCCCTCGGGCATGTCAGAGTCAGCTGGCCTATTGACACCAATGTTGATGCCATGGTAAGTATCTTCGAATAATATGCATTTCTGATGATTCATACAGTAAGGCAATACAAAATTGCTAGGACCCCATATGTTATTTTTATCAAAGTCTTTGCTTAAATTAAGTATCATGTAATTTGCATTGATGCTGTCTAACCATTTAGTTAGAAAAAATACTGTTCTTAATACTTGAGTTTCTAACCAAGAACGGTCGTGATGTATAATCAATTCTTTATCTGTACCGTAATTTTGCAACGATACCAACCCACGATGTACCGCTATATCAAACGGTTGATCTTGCCAGGTCTGTGTATCAATTGTATGTCCTATATATTCAGTATTTTTGTGATTGTCAAACACCGTGATTCTTTCCAACGGAGGAACACCAATTAATACAAGATCTGTGTTCCACATTATTTCGTTTTGTAATCCAACTACTAACTGGCAAACAGCATCAAAACTATTGACAGGTCTGGAACAGTTTTTAATTGTGCGAATGCCAAGATATGAGGCTAGCAGTCCCCAAAAACTATCGTTGGGCTCTACACAAAGACCTGGCGTGGTATAGCTATCACCAAATACCCAAAGTTTATCGTAATCTTTTAACAAGTTGTTTCTTCCTTAGTTCAATTTTAATTCGACTGGTCTCTTTCGATCGCATTATAGTTAGCAAAGTAGCCAAACGTCCCATACAAATTACTGCATCGTTTACATCTTTGATTCCGGTTGGCCACTCTGGCATGCTTACACTCCAACCTAGCTCAACAGCACGTTCTACCAATCGCATGCCCGGTACATCTTGATCTGGCACAACAACCACTTCTCGTTCAAGGCTTCTTACAAGTCTAGCCTGTGCGTCATTTATGTCTGCATGTAACACAGCCACACCATTGATGCTGAGTGCATCAAATACTCCTTCTACCAGGATCACTGTCTGCCAGTTATTCCGTTGTAGGTCTGTGCCAAATACATATCCTGGTTGTATATCTTGGATATACTTGGGTGTCCTATCGTCTAAGAATCTTGTGGTGTGTCCAACTATCTGCCCTTCGTAGGTAAATGGTACGACGATTCCAGGCCGTGTGCCTCGCTTGGACAGGTATGGATAGTCTAACATAATACCTCGCTTGGTCAAATATGCTTGGGCTGTGTCTGTTAGTTCTTCAGTGTCGGCTGGTAAATCGCATTCTTCAAATTCTATCTCAGCAGGTCTAACAGCCTGTTGTCGTTCATTCAGTATGCCTTCGATATTCCTATGTCGTAAACTTTCAAGATTGATACGTTCGATTTCTTCTTGTGGCACATTCAACCAGGTCAACAACTTGCGAGCTTTGAATGTAAGTGTGCGACCAAGTACAAAACTGGCAGTGTATTGACAATTGAAACAGTGGAAACTCCAGCCTTGGTCTGTGTTTTTTATACCACCACGCTGTCGTCTATCAGCAGATTCACTGTTGTGTACGCAACAAGGGGCATTGAAACTGATCCAACCACCAGAGGTCTGTTTGCGTTTTGCAGGTAAGAAAGCGATCACATCAATCATGCTTTATTATAGCATGTTTTTTGGCTTTTACCTATAGAAAAGGTCCACTACATAACCAGTACTGATTACCACCATGGCACCTTGATTATTAGGAGGAACTGGATAATACGGTGTATTGATTCCAGCATTTGGTGCCAACCAATATCCTGAACCACCATTGGTCACTGTGATACTTGCTATTTCACCTGCACCACCAATCGTGGCAGTGGCTGTTGCGCCAGCACCTTCACCAAGTATGCTGATTTTTGGTGGAGCTAGATAGCCCGATCCAGCATTTTGTACCTGTATTGATGTGACCACACCGTCTTCGCAGATGGCATAGGCCTGTGCTGGTATACCGTTTCCACCTGGCACAGCAAAGATACTGTTGTTGAAACACACACGCACCAAAGGATGCCAACCAACAATGTTGAGGTAAATGGTACCAGTACGATCAAGATAGGTAGTGCTTTCAGTCACATTGAATGGCACGCTTTCGTAGTCAGCAGCCGCTTGGGCCTTGATCGTGCCTGTGTAACCATCCAAGGTCATCTGTACTGTGGTTATGCCCTGCGTGGGCTTAACGAAACTGCTGTAAAATTCAGTAAGGGCAAAACTGTTCCAGTAATTGGCGCCGTTGGGATTGCCATTCCAGTAATAGTCTCCGCCAGCATTGCCAAAACTGGTGCCATCAGCTGATCCCTGGGCACTGAGTTTGGTAGTTGGTATGGTAAGTGGGCGGCTTGGAACATATTGTGGTAACACACTATCCACCACATTAAGCGGTGCACGACTGCCCGACTGTGCATCAACGAATACCGGTTCTAAAAGATTTCCACTGGCTCTAGTGATACTATAATAAGCAGGTTGGGCCAGTAATTCCAATAACTGACTGGATAGTAAAGTAACTTTGGCACGGCCAGTTGCGGCATTAAGGATCACCAAGGGTTCTTCTAACAACACAGTAGTTCCTTCAGTGTTGATTACACGGAATACAAAACTGCTGCCAGTGATGTTGACGGGTTTTTCATTTTGATTGATAAACTCAAACAACAACACATTGTCGATGCCTTTGTTTATGGTTAGGACTTTTGCGTACACGGGATTATACCTGTAAGTGAATGTAGAACCAGCACCGGTATCTATGCTCAGGACCTGGGTTATTTGTTGATATAGATATAGGGTAGTTGAGTACATACATACTATTTAGCGACAGTGTCATCCGGTGACTCATTCATTTGGGTTGGATTCATTTTTGGTAAATATCTCGTGATCAATTTATTATATAATATTTATGGGTAACGATATCTTTACCAAACTCGCTGACAAGTACCCTTTCATCTCCCTCTGCGTCTACGCCACCACAGAATACGTAGGAATCATACAAAATCAAGATGAAATTGTGACTACAATTTACGATTTTGGTAGCATACTGGATCTTGAAGATAAACGGCGTTTTTTAGAATTGGCAAACATTTGGTGGTGGGAAAGCAACAGGAGTATACCCATCAACATATTCCTTAAAACAGAATGGGATCAGTTCAGACCCACCTTACGCACTTTTATCAACAAAGATTTAGCTGTACTACATGGGCCTGTTTGTAGTTTACTTGAAATGGCCCGTAAAAAATCCAAGCGTAAATCGATCACGCTGGTACGACGTCTTGACTGAGCAAGTTAATGTGTAATGCTACTAGTGCCGCATAGCCAATAGCATGGGCTTTTTTAAAAACAAATCCTCGAGAATCATCACCATCCCAAACTGATTCAAATACTTCTGTCCAGGGCTTGTTTTGTAAGTGAGCTTTGCCAGGACGAATAATACTAATAAATGCAGCCATTCTAGGTATCGAGTCTGGTCTCATAGTGTTTAATAACTCTGTGTAATTGCCCACATGCACCAGTTGCTGTGCCCAATCCGTATCCGTCCAAAGACGTTGCCAATCTGGAGATTGATCTAACATGGCTTGATAATGTTCTGGACTCTTGATCAGTTGATACACTGTCATGTTTAATAGATCTATTTTAAAGTATCCACGTGTTTCTGCTGTTTCATAATCTATAGCAGCACACTGGTTGATAGGATTGTACGGTATGTCTGTGACATACACACCCGAGTTGTGTCGGCGTATCTGTCCCTGGTGCACTTGATGTGCTGGTGTGGCCTTGATAAGTTTTAAAACTTGTTCTCTGTCAGCAAAGTCTAAATCAATATCTGCGCTCATTACCAACCGGCCTTTTGTAATATATCTCTAGCATACTCTTGATCTGCTGGATAGTCCCGAAATTTTTTCTGCCATATGTCCGCATCAATGTAGGGCCATATCATGGCCACCTGTGTGGCATCTAGTTCACCTAGGAATTTTTGACCCGAATCACTGTTGTAGATTACCCAAGGGCTCACTCGTCCAGTTGTGACAGCATACACCATGCTGTTGGTATTGCCATAACGGAGACAATGTTCAGGTGGATTGCCAGTCTTCTCATTCCAGTCTAGTCCAAACTCCATGGCACGAGCCAGGGCATCATTGACATTTTCTACTTGTAAATAACCTATTAGATATTCAGTGTATACGGTGTCGCGACACCAATGATCAATCTTTTTATTTTGTTTGAGCACCCATTCCACAAATCTTGCTGGATTGACTGCACGAATATCTACACAGTAGCGGCCAAACTTTACAAAGGCACGGTAATAGGCGCTTTCACAAAAGTCATCAAATGTTTTGAGACGTGCTGAACCTTGTGTGAGTTCATAGAACTTGAGATAGGCCTGGAATCCCAATCTGACTCCAGCTTCGTTTTGTTCTTGCCTACGGCGACGTGGCTCGCAACTGTGTACAGCCAGGCTTGCTTCTTTCACAAAGTCTTTTTTACAGTACTGACAAGTGTTCATTCGCCCTGCGGTTGGAAGTGTCTGGTTAGGTTGTTTTGTTCTATATAAGGTTTGATATCTTGTCTGTGCATGACCGAGCCAAACACCGGTGCCAACAAAGCCATTTCAAATGCCGTGATGTCTGGTTGTGGAGCATAGCGCCATCCGCCAAATACGATTGCTTTGTGTTCGGGAAACTGTGCTACCGGTTTCTTTTTAAAAAATCCCATCATTTTGTTTTCTCCTGTCCTAATTCTCGTAAGTATATATCAATTTCTTTCTTGGTAGTTATCTGCGCCAATAACGCTAGTTCATCATCTTTTAAATGTGGAAATAAGTCGGCTAACTGTTTGCGCATACTACCTGCACCGGGTTCTTTCTTTTTGGGTGCAATCCAGTTGTGTCTAAAGTTGCCCAGTCCAGGACTCACTGTGGTGGCCATTAACCACTGTAGTTTTTTATGCTGGGCAGTATTCACAGCAAAGAACTTTTTGTTCAAGCGTTCGTTAGTGGCAATCAAGTAAAACTCCTGTAGGTCTCGACTGCCCGACACTGAACTGCCGTAGCGTATCATCAGGAATGGACTGAACTTTTTGCGTTCTTCATCAGTGAGCTCATCAAAGAATAATCGATTCTTTGAATCAAACTGGGCCATTTCATTGCCAATACTAAGTTTGTCCATCGTCTTTACTCAAATGATATAGTTCTACTACACGATCCAATGCATCTTGTAATGTGATATTGTCTCGAGCTTCTAACCTAATTTTATGCCATAGCTGATCATCTCTTAGCGCATTCAGCATTTCTTGGCGTTCATGTCTGCCGGGATTGTTAGGATCAAAATCCCAACCTATTTCTTTTCTTGTGCCGGGATCTGCACCAAACTCTCTAGCATACACAGTATCGCCATTGCGTTCGTATATGTATTTTACTCCAGGTGTAAGTGTACCCATGTTACCAAGCCTTGTTATAATCTACAATTTCACAGTTACGACTGATGTCTTTGACAAAGTACACACAGTCGGGTCTGTCACCTTCACTAACTGGCACACACAACATCTGTCCGTTTTTTAGTTTAGGAGCATACCAGGCCATCTCTTGATACACATCCACAATTTCAATATCCAAAAAGCTGGGACGGAAACTGGTAAGTGGATTGAACTGGAATGCCTTGAATCCTCTATCATTGATGGCAGTAAGTGGTAACACTTCCAGGTCACCCAGGTCAGGTTCTCCAATCAGGATCTGCCAATCCACAGGCATGCGTATTCTATTGTCGCCAATTCTTAATACCAGGGCAGGAGCATTGAAGCTTTCTAAAAAGATTAGCGGAATGTAATGATAATCTGGATCTTGTGGATTTGAATTGTCCAGAATGGCAAATCTCATATCATCCACTTCTTCAGGAAGATGATCAAGATCGAATGCTGTGTTGTCTAAGGTTAGTATTTGCATAGTTGTATATTACAGTAATTAAAGGTAAAAGTCAAGCCCATTTAGCAGTTTGTTGAACAAGCAGATCAAAAAATTTCTTGTGTGCAGTGGGTGGGTTATGATTGATGATTCTGGTTCCAACGCCATCGGGCATGTCCCAAGGTTGTGTGCCTTGCCAGACTGGGAATCCCGACCAATCAAAATAGAACAACGGGCCTGGAATAAACAAATACGGAATACCAGCACGATCAAGTTCGCGTAGTCCGTCTCGAATGATATAATAGTTGCGTCGATCTTCTATGTCAAAGTTGTGTACATCACGCAGGTATTGTTTCACAGTGTCTTTTGTTGTGCTATCTAAATCGGTATAGCTGTGCTCGATCACGTTGTTGAGTGTGTCACTTATGATGCAGGCCTGTGCGGCATTGACCCATTGTTCACTAGCGGCATGATAATTTCTGTAGTGGATTAGATCCAATCTGATGGGCAAGTTTTGACTGTAGGCCTTGCCCGCGACGTCGATACGGTCACTACTGGTTGCACCCACTATGACATAATCAGCATGATCCTGTATGGCACGTTCTATCTGTAGATGTATGCAGAAGTTGGTGGCTCCAGGTCTGGCTAGACTCACATGTTGCCATCCGCGATGGTCGGCATACTGATCCAGGAAACTGGGTTGGTCAGGCCAGCGAGTGTCTGTACTCATGAAACTGCACCCTAGCGAGTACACCGTTGTCATTTCCATTCCAGTTTTTCTTGGGTGAATGGATAGCTGGCTTCCTTATAAAATGCTTTGCGTTTGGTCAAGTGTCGTTTGGCAAACTTGCAAGTGCTGGTCACGTCCCAGATTTCCACGTGGTCTTTGTCTTCGGCCTTGCGAATACCCCGCCCGATCGATTGGATAACACGGACAAAGGATTTACCCGGTTCAATAAGCACAAGATTGAATATCCTAGGAATATTGATACCAACAGCAGCAATGCCATAGGTAGCAATAATAATCTTACCACTACTGACGCTAATCTCATCGTATTCATCTTGTCTCGCCTTTGCTTTGGTTGCTCCTGATACAAACACTGCCGCTTCGCCCAACAGCGCGGCTAGAGCATGTCCTGCGGCCACACGGTCTACCAAGACTAGTGTATTGCCTGTTGCGTTTACCTGTGCTATCAGGCCAGCCATGGTCTTTAAGCGATCGGGTTCTTCTAACAAGAACTTCAGTTCGCTTTGGTAGTTGGTAAACTCAGCATGGTCTACCAACTGTACCACATTCACATGGCACTGTGCCAACACACCACGATCCTGTAGTTCGCTGGCACTGAGCTGATTGATAACTGGACCAAGACTACACTTTAGTGCTTGAAATTCGTAGGGTTCCTTGGGCACAGTTCCTGTGAGTCCCCAGCGCAATGGCACACGGCTCATGACACCAGTCAACAAGGTTTTCAATGCGTCGGCCTTGGCCATGTGTACTTCGTCAACGATAACACATACTACATCTTCCAGGAACTCTTGTATGGTGACATCGCCCACGCTGTTCTTGGTATTCTTTAATAGCACATTCAGGCTTTGCCAAGTACAGATGGTATGCTGGCGACCAAACTCTTTGCGGTCTCCAAAAAACACACCCACATCCTGTTGCATGTTGATGTAGTCTTTTTCGGTTTGCGTAACCAGACTTTTGTTTGGAACAATAATGATGGTACGCCCATGTGGTGCTACGGCATTACTTAGTGCGGCTGTGATAACAGTCTTACCAGCACCAGTGGCTATTTCCTGTATGCATTGTGGATTGGATAAAAAATTATTGATCACTTCCACTTGGTAGTCACGCATGACCATGGGCTGGCCTTCCATGGGGTGACCTTTGCCCCATGCAATATGACTGAATGTACTTTCTGTTACCTCTTGGAATTCAAATGTAGTGCTATACTCTCTTTGGTCATCCAGTTCAATGTCATAGTTAAACTTTTCTAAAATAGGGATAATCTCGGGCAGTAGGTTTACATAACTGCTACCGCCTAATTGGAAGTAACTGACCTTGCCATCCCATCGGCCTAGTCTAACTGCAGGAAGATATCTGGCGCCTGGAACATCGTATTTGAATGCGTTTACCAAGGCACGGCGAGCATCAAGTTCTAAACCTTCTATCTTGACGTTGACTTCATCACGTATGATTATCGTAGCTGTTCTCATTGTGTTAGTATAGCATACTTAGCACGACAAAGTCAAAAAAACAGGCACCTAAGTGCCTGTTGTAAAATGGACAGTATTGCTACTGTCCAGGAGCTACCGGTTATGCATTGTTCATACATGTTGATGCCGCAAGTGCCTTCCAGTTGGTGCTGGATACCTTGGTCAAGTCTGCAATCTTGAGTGCCATACGCAGGCTCATTTCTCTCAAGCGGTTCTTGTTAGCATCCATGAATGCTAGTATCTCTTCACCTTGTTCGGGTGTGAAATCATAGTCCTGGAACAAGTCGCCTTTACGGAAGATCTGTTTGATACGCAAGAATCTGTCACGTTGCGTGTTCAAGGTAAGATCCAGAAAGTGACAACGACTCTGCAGGGCCGCCAAATGGTCTTGTAGCTTCTTGCTTTTGAGATTCTGGAACTGCAAGTTGGTGATAAAGATACAGGCACCTTTGAAGTCAAAACAGTCAGGAACACCTTCACGTCTTAGCATGGCACTATCGCTATTCCAATAAATCCTACGCTTCTTGCCCGAATCCAGGGCCGCTTTGAGAATATTCAAGCTCAGGTCATCTTGGAAAACGCTGTCACAGTCATCGAATACCAACACATTACATGGATCCGAACTCTTGTACAAGGTACAGTATAACCCAATCGGGGTCATTGCACCCTTGATAATTTCATACTTGATTCTACGTCCAGCCAACTTGTCAAAAAGACCTGACTGTTCTAGTTGTTTTTCTACTCCGTAACTCTTGCCAACTCCAGGAGGCCCAACCACGATCATTGCTCTAACATCGCCAGCAATGGTGGCCTTGGTCATTTGATCCAAGATATCGAAGCGTTCGCCGATACGGGCCATTACTTCGTCGTCAGTTTCCGTCGGAGCGACTGTTTTAACTACGGGCA